TACCAGTGGATTACGTTTAGGTACTGCTGCTCTTACTACTAGAGGGTTTGATGAAAACGACTTTGTTGAAGTTGCTGATATTATCGCAAGTCGATTAAACAATTATGAGCAAGATGGAAATAAAGAAGAGTGTTTGGTAAGAGTATCTAAACTTTGTAAAAGCAATCCTCTCTACTAAATATAGTATATCGTCGCCGCAGGGGAACGACTGGCAAAAACCAGTTGACTTCCCCTTTTTTTCTTGGTATAATAGTTTGAGGTAAATCAAAGCAATGTCAATTAAGTTAGTCGTTCTTAAGTCTGGTGATCATGTGATTGCAGACGTAAAGGAAATTGTAAAAGAGGATGTTATCCGGGGTATTCTGTTGAACAAACCCTGTAGAGTAAGGGCAGCACGTCCAATGCTTCTGACTGAAGAAGAGAGTCCTCAAGACGATGGTGATGTGGAAATTACTTTCTCACCTTTCATTCTTCTTACAAATGATGAAGATGTCATCATTCCTCCAGATTGGATTGTTAGTATTGTTAATCCATTGGACTCTGTTGTAAATCTGTATCAGGAGAAAATTAATGGACAAGTCGATTAAGTGTTTGCTTTTGGATGTTGATAATGTCATCATCTCAGAAGTTGTGGAAATTCAAGCAGAGATTGGTGATCCAAACTGCAAATTGATCAATCCATATCGTTTCTATCCAGATAAAGATATGGAACCTTGGCCAAAAGCAACCAATCAGAAAGAGTTGATGCTTCGAGCAGAAGACATTCTTACAATGGCAGATCCAACTTCAGAAGTTATTAAAAAGTATCTAGAACTCACTTCGTAATGCGATTTTACACAAATGTCCAGATGGTCGGGGACCACTTCTTGGTACGAGGTTATGAAAATGGTAAACATTTCATGACCCGAGAGAAGTTTTACCCGACTCTTTTTGTTCCGTCTAAGAAAACAACAAAATACAAGACACTTGATGGTGAATGTGTAGAACCAATTGAACCAGGCACAGTTCGTGAATGTAGGGAATTTGTCAAACGATATGATGGAGTAGAGAACTTCAAGATCTCTGGCAATACGGGGTATATCTATCAGTATATCTCTGAAAACTACAAGCAAGATGAAATCAAGTTTGACATTAGTAAGGTCAAGATCTCAACGATTGATATTGAGGTGGCATCTGAGAATGGATTCCCTGATGTGGAATCTGCTGCAGAGGAGATTCTACTCATCACAGTGCAAGATTATACAACCAAACAGATTCGCACTTGGGGACGTGGACCATTTAATAACAAACAGGCGAACGTTATCTACAAAGGATTCAGAACTGAATATGAGTTACTGAATGACTTCATAAACTGGTGGATGATTGAAACCAATACTCCTGAAGTTGTGACTGGATGGAATAGTGAACTGTATGATATGCCATATTTGGTGCGTCGTATCTCTAGAATCCTTGGTGAGAAGTTGATGAAGCGCCTCTCTCCTTGGGGTCTAGTGACTGAACGTGAGACTATTATTATGGGTCGCAAGCATATTTCTTATGATGTTGGCGGTATCACACAACTCGATTACCTAAATCTTTATAAGAAGTTCACTTACAAGGCGCAGGAATCCTATCGATTGGATTATATTGCGAGTGTAGAACTTGGGCAAAAGAAACTTGATCACTCTGAGTTTGATACATTTAAGGACTTCTATACTAATGGGTGGCAGAAGTTTGTAGAATATAACATCATTGACGTGGAACTTGTTGACCGAATGGAAGACAAGATGAAATTGATTGAACTTGCCATTGTTATGGCATATGATGCAAAGGCAAACTATGCCGATGTATTTTATCAAGTTCGTATGTGGGATGCAATTATTTACAACTATCTCAAAAAACGAGATATTGTAATCCCACCGAAAGAACGTTCAGACAAGGACTCCAAATACGCAGGTGCTTATGTCAAGGAACCGATTCCGGGAAAGTATGATTGGGTTGTGTCTTTTGACCTTAACTCTCTCTACCCTCATCTTATTATGCAGTACAACATCTCTCCAGAGACGTTACTTCCGGAGCGACATCCTTCGGCTACAGTTGATAGAATCCTTAATCAGGAAATAAACTTTGAACCGTATAGTGATAATGCTGTCTGTCCTAACGGTTCAATGTATCGAAAAGATGTTCGTGGATTCTTGCCAGAATTGATGGAGAAGATCTATACAGATCGAACCATCTATAAAAAGAAGATGCTTAAAGCAAAGCAAGATTATGAAAAGACTCCAACTAAAGCACTTGAAAAAGAAATCGCTAGGTGTAACAACATCCAAATGGCGCGTAAAATCCAACTCAACTCTGCTTATGGTGCTATTGGTAATCAATACTTTCGCTATTATAAACTTGCTAATGCCGAAGCAATCACCCTCTCAGGTCAAGTCTCAATCCGATGGATTGAGAATAAAATGAATGAGTATCTAAATACTCTGTTGCAAACAAAAAAAGAGGATTACGTTATCGCATCAGATACTGATTCGATCTATCTTAATCTTGGACCTCTTGTTGATAAATTTTTTAGTGCTAAGTCTGGCGATAAAGGAGCGATTGTTTCCGTACTCGACAAAATCTGCCAAGAAAAATTTGAACCTTTTATTGAAAGTTCGTATGGAAAACTGGCGACGTATGTAAATGCTTACGACCAGAAGATGCAGATGAAGCGTGAGAATATCGCTGAACGTGGTATTTGGACTGCTAAGAAGAGGTATATCCTCAATGTTTGGAATAGTGAGGGTGTTCAATATACAGAACCCAAACTTAAGATGATGGGAATTGAAGCGGTCAAATCTTCAACTCCTGCACCTTGTCGTCAGATGATTAAGGATGGTCTTAAATTGATGATGAACGGCACTGAAGATGAGGTCATAGATTTCATAGATAAGTGTCGTAAAGACTTTAAGAACCTTCCTCCAGAGGATATTGCCTTCCCTCGCTCTGTGTCTGATGTGGTCAAATATAGATCATACTCTAGCATTTATTCTAAGGGAACTCCTATTCACTGCCGTGGAGCCCTTCTCTTTAATCACCATATTAAGGAGAAGAAATTGACCAATAAATACTCACTTATCAATAATGGTGAGAAAATTAAGTTTCTTTATCTGAAGAAACCTAATATCATTCAAGAGAATGTTATCTCTTTCATTCAGTATTTTCCTAAAGAATTGGGTCTTGACAAATACATTGATTATGATCTACAATTTGAAAAGAGTTTTGTTGAACCTCTCAAGTCGATCCTAGATGCAATTGGATGGAATGTAGAAAAAACCGTAAACCTGGAGTTATTTTTTTCCTAATGGAATTGCCTATCAACGACAAAGAACTTGGTACTATTATTAGTGCTATGCGTCTCGGTGGAGATGCTGCACTCTATCAAAAACTAAAAAGGATTAAGGATATCCGTGATGCTAACCCAGGCGGACCTTACAAAAAAATTGCCCGCGAAGAATTTGGAATTGTTATTTAATGGATTTTTTAAAAGATATAGTAAAGGAAATCGGAGATGACTTTACCAAACTCGCAAGAGACATCGACGACACAGAAACCTATGTGGACACGGGTTCTTACATTTTTAATTCACTGGTCTCAGGTAGCATATTTGGCGGTGTTTCTGGGAATAAGATTACTGCCATTGCTGGTGAGTCTTCTACTGGCAAGACTTTCTTTTCTCTCGCTGTCGTCAAAAACTTTCTTGATTCTAATCCTGACGGATATTGCCTTTATTTTGACACCGAGGCAGCAGTTAATAAATCTCTTCTCGAAAGCAGAGGAATTGATCTCTCACGTCTTGTCGTGGTCAATGTAGTGACTGTTGAGGAGTTCCGTAGTAAGGCACTCAAGGCAGTAGATATGTATCAAAAAACACCTGAAGAAGATCGCAAACCCTGTATGTTTGTGCTAGACTCTTTAGGAATGCTTTCGACTGAGAAAGAGATTACTGATGCACTCAACGAAAAATTGGTTCGTGATATGACAAAATCACAACTGATTAAGGGTGCTTTCAGGATGTTGACACTCAAGTTGGGGCAGGCTAAAATTCCAATGATCGTTACCAATCACACTTATGACGTTATCGGTTCTTATGTGCCAACTAAAGAGATGGGAGGAGGTTCGGGACTCAAGTATGCAGCGAGTACAATCATCTATCTCAGCAAAAAGAAAGAGAAGGATGGAACAGAAGTCATTGGAAATCTTATCAAGGCAAAGACTGCTAAGTCACGTTTAAGCAAGGAGAACAAGGATGTTACAGTGCGTCTCTATTACGATGAGCGTGGTCTTGATCGACATTATGGTCTTCTTGAACTCGGTGAGATTGGCGGACTTTGGAAGAACGTTGCCGGACGTTATGAGATAGATGGGAAGAAGGTTTATGCGAAAGCAATCCTTAAAGACCCTGAAACATATTTCACCCCAGAGGTGATGGAAAAACTTGATGAAATCGCAAGGAAAGAATTCTCTTATGGAACGAATTGAGACCACTATTTTACGAAACTTAGTTTTCAATGAAGAGTATTCTCGCAAAGTAATTCCGTTTATTGAACCTGATTATTTTGAACAAAGATCTGAAAAAGTTATCTTTGAGGAGGTTACTCAGTTCATTGTAAAGTATGGCAATGCTATTACGACTGAAGCACTTCGTATTGAACTTGATAATAGAACAGATCTTTCTGAGACGGAGGTCGGAGAAACTAGAGACATTACTGGTTCTTTAACTGACTCGCCAGTTGATAATAATTGGTTGCTAGATACTACTGAAAAGTGGTGTCGTGATCGTGCTATCTACTTGGCACTGATGGAATCAATCAGTATCGCTGATGGTCAAGATCAAAATAAAAATAGGGATGCTATTCCTTCTATTCTTTCAGATGCTTTAGCAGTATCTTTCGATAATCATATCGGTCACGATTACTTAGTCGATTATGAAGAACGATATGCGTCATATCATAGAAAAGAAGACAAGATACCGTTTGGACTCGAATTTTTCGACAAGATTACAAAGGGTGGCCTTCCAAATAAAACACTCAATATTGCTCTCGCTGGCACTGGTGTTGGTAAGTCTTTGTTTATGTGTCATGTCGCAAGCAGTGTGTTACTCCAAGGCAAGAACGTACTATACATCACGCTTGAGATGGCTGAGGAGAAAATTGCTGAAAGAATTGATGCTAATCTTCTGAATGTTCCTATTCAAGATTTGACGGATCTTCCTAAAGTAATGTTTGAGAATAAGGTGACAAACGTTGCTAAAAAAACTCAAGGTTCTCTTATAATTAAAGAGTATCCAACTGCTAGCGCACATAGTGGACATTTTAAGGCACTTCTTAATGAACTTTCACTTAAGAAGTCTTTTAAACCTGATATTATATTCGTGGATTATCTCAATATTTGTTCCTCGTCACGTTACAAAGGATCTTCCAATATTAATTCCTATACTCTTGTTAAGTCGATTGCAGAAGAACTTAGAGGATTGGCTGTCGAAGCCGAGGTCCCTATCGTATCTGCCACCCAGACCACTCGTTCTGGTTATGGTAGCTCTGATGTTGACCTTACTGACACTTCTGAGTCCTTTGGTCTCCCTGCTACTGCTGATCTTATGTTTGCCCTTATTAGCACTGAGGAACTTGAGCAGTTGGGACAGATTATGGTGAAGCAATTGAAGAATCGCTATAATGATATTTCTGTTTATAAACGTTTTATTGTAGGTATTGATCGTGCCAAGATGAGACTATATGATTGTGAGCAGACAGCACAAGAGAATATACTTGACTCTGGGCAAGAAGAGCAGTATAATTATAATGATGAAAAGAAACCTAAAAAAGCATTCGACGGATTTAAATTCTAATGAGTAAGCAAGTTGATTTTGAAAAGTATCAGAAGTTTGTAGATGCTGTTACTTCAGACCAATCTACAGATTTTGTTGCCCTTGCAGATCGTCTAGTTGAACTGGATGAAAAGGGTGCAAACATTGAACGTCTTCTGACCGCTGGTGTTGGTATCAATGCTGAAGGTGGAGAGTTCCTTGAAATTATCAAGAAACTTATTTTCCAAGGCAAACCTTGGGATGAAGCAAACAAGGAACATCTGTTTATCGAACTTGGTGATCTGATGTGGTATGTTGCTCAAGCGTGTATGGCACTTGGTGTTTCTCTTGATGAAGTCGTTGCTCGTAATGTCCAGAAACTTGAGAAGCGTTATCCTGGTGGACAGTTTGATGTTTATTATTCCGAAAACCGTGAGGAGGGAGACCTGTGACTGATATCAATGTCACTTTGAAGTTGAGGCAGGCAGCGGCAGTGCGTGATGCATTATTCCGCTCTACTGCTCAAGACAGTTATGAATTTCCAGGGCAAAGAACTATTGAAATTCGAGAAGCAATTCTTATTCTAGATGAAAAAATTGAAGAGTCTTTAAATGCTAGCGAAAACACTTGAATCTATTGCAAAAAATGAACTCTATATGGGTTACATCTTTGGTATTATGATCTTGGGTGGATTCATCCGTGATTACAGTGCTCTTGAGGATGTGTATGCTTTAGCAAAAAGGTATATCAAGGATAATCGTGTCCTTGTTATTATCACCTCACTGTTGGGTGGTATACTTCCTATTCCTGGACGTGTTGCTTTATCAGCACCACTCTTAGATGGTATTGCTCCACGAGATCAGGAACGTCGTTCTGATTTTGGTGTGATTGATTACCTATCAGTCCACCATTACTACTGGTGGTCTCCATTAGAGAAGACAGTTGTCCTTCCTATGGCAGTGATGGGTATATCCTATGGAACATTTCTAGGATATACTATTGTTCCTTTGATTATCACCTTGACATACACATGGTGGTATATCTTCACCAAGGTTCCAGCTTCTTCTGTTGTCCCTAATCTAGAGTATGTTCGTGAGTTCAACTGGCGTCGTGCTCTTACTGGATGGGCACCACTGATTGCTACTGTTATTCTTCTATTGAATACAGGCAAAGGTGGGGCAATCTTCTTCTTCCCTTGGTTCTTAGGAATGGCAATCTACTATTCCATCGTTTTCAAGGATTGGAAGTGGGGCAAGTGGTTAGATGGTAAGTTTGCTATCATTGCTACTCTTGTTCTTGCTCTTGGTGGTGTGGTAGGATTGGTGAAAGGACCAGTCATGGAGTATCTCAACGCAGCAACGCCAGGGATGCTTATTCCCGCTTCTTTAGTTGCTATGGTTGCTGCCTATATTATGGGTTCATCTGGTAAGTATGCTGGTATGACCTCTGCTCTTGTGGCAATCTTTGGACCCAACTATCTGGTATGGTTCCTTTGCACTGAGTATTCTGGTTATCTGATTTCACCAGCACATAAGTGTCTCATGATCGGACAACAGTATTTCGGCACACCAATTAAGAAATACTATACTGTGCTTTCTAGATTGTGTGTTATACTGATTGGGTATGCAGCACTCACAACTTTCGTATTCTAATGTATACGATTCTTAATTATGCTACAGCATTTTGGACTGTAGTTGTTATGAATTGTATTCAACCCGTTAATTGGCAATACTGTTATCGGGTTGATCAGTGGTTAGTTCCTGAACTTCACGAAGGATGGAAAC